TTAAATGGAGCATCAACAGGATTGAGTTCCATCGATGGATGAGAAACCGATTGTGCAAAATACTCTAGGTTAGGATAGTTCTCTCTATTGATAGATACGCGGAACCCAGTGGGTTGCAGATAATTTGTATTGTTTGTTAAGTCAGCCATAGTAATTATTTAGGAGCAAAAAAAAGGGGAGCCGAAGCCCCCCAATCATTTATTACAAGGCGATTTAAAATCGCTCTTATTCTACTTATTAACCGAGGATATTGTCAACTCGGAAAATTCTGTAGTATTGGTTCGTCTTAGACGTAGCCAAACCATTTGCAGGCGTAGAGCCAACGTATGGGTTTGACGCCATGCCATAACGAGTCTTAAAGCCAATCTTAGGCTGGAAGGTATCTTCGGCAACAGCGCGGAACATCTGGAGAGGAACGTATGGGCAGTAGAACACACCAGCGTCATAAGGATTGGAGCCTTTGTAACCAACAGTTACATAGTCAGCAGTCGCATATGGATCGATGTAGACTTTAGTACGACCGTTCAATACACCTGCGAAGGTGTTGCCCGTGTCGTCTACCTGAAGGCTAGTAGCCAAAGCAGGAGAGTAGTCTAACATACCAGCAGCAGAAAGGGCAGTAGCAACGTCTGAAGAACAGATTACTACGTTACCTTTACCGCGACGAGTGTTTTTAGCGATTTGATTCGCTTCACGCTCGACCTGGATTACAAGACCCTTGAATTTCTCAGCTGACCAACGGCCATCTGCATCAGTAGCAAGGTTGAATACACCGTTCAACAAAGTGTTTTCAGTGGTAGCACCGATCTCAGCTTGGCTATTGATCGTACGGATAACTTCACGGTTAATTTCCGCGAGGATTTCTGTAGAAAGAATGTTAGCAAGCTCAGTCTCTGCGTCAAGACCATGAATTGCTTTCAAGTCTTGTGCGAGTTCGATGCTATATTCTGCTTTCAACGCACGAGAAACTGCAGTAACAGTAGACTTCTCGATTGTGAAACCCATTTCAGGAATCGAGCTTTGATTCTCGCCACCCAAAAGCTCAGCTTGAGCAGTGGTCATACCAGAACCGAAATCAGGACGACCAACAGCAGAATCACCAATAGATGAATCAGATGGCGCAGCATCAGTCAAGCCAGCAAGACCAGAAGTCTCGATAGATTGTGCAGAGGTTGAGTCACCAGAATAACCAGTTTTAGCTTCGTCGAATAACGCTTCGTCACCAGAAGTAACACCGTTAGTAGCTCGAGTAGTCTTGTACTTGCTTTTCATAGAAAAGATCAAGCCAGTAGGACCAGACATAGGTTGAACACCACATACGTCATATGCCATCAAGTTAGGCATAGCGCGACGTACAAGTGCGATTAATACGGGATTCCAGTTAGCGACGTCGCCGCCACCTACAGAAGTACCATATTCGTTAAGTTGTTGTGCTTGCTCAGCAAGCGCTTTTTCTTGGTTTTCAAGAACAGCGGCGGTTACTTGCCGACGATGATTATCTTGAATAGGACCAGCAGACTCTTCATTCAGAATGGGAGCCCACTTTTCTACTAACCTATCATAAGTTTGCATAAGTGTTTCCTTTGGGTATTAAGATTTAAAGTTTTTAACGGCTGTGAGGTAACGATCCATAGAAGAACTAACTTCTTGGAATTCATCAGTTTCAGCGGCCATGTCTTCTACGAGACTTACTTCACTAGAAAGTTTTTCTTTCTTAAAGTAAGATTCTTTCACAGTTTTAACTTTGTGAGCGAATTCCTCTGCGTCTTCAAAATCTAATGAAGAAACAAGAGTTCGTAATTTTTCGACTTCAGTATTAGCAAGATCACTAGCATGCTCACGGATAACCGCTTCGCGCTGGTATTCTTCTAATCGTACAGTCATTTCAAGCACAGTCTCAGTAGAGCTGTTGAGCTTTTCTTCAAGCTCGTCTACTTCGTTTGCGAGTTCGTCAACTAGGTCGACTTTGGATTCAGGAACCTCGATGTAAGATTCAACAAACAAGTCTTTCAGCTTGTTCATAAATCCTTCAGCGATTTCAGTACGAATACCTTGCTCGATAGCAATTTCGTTTTCCTTCATCCAGGTTTCAACTACATAATTGAGGTAGTTATCAACTTTCTCAACAAGATCCGCTTGAGTAGTTTCAAGCTCTTCGCCGAGTTTTTCTTGATATTCATTTTCCAACCGATCAACTTCTGAAGCGATCTTGGAACGAATAGCAGTTTCGAAGATGATAGCCGTCTTTGCTTTGAACTCATCAGATAAGGTTGCTTCTGATTCAACAAGATTAGTCAAGTCGTCAGAGAAGTCGTAATGAGTTTCCTCAATAGTGTCTTCTTCGTCTAACTCAAAATCTTCACCCATCATTTTACCGTACTGTGCATGTAAGTCTGTCTTTTTCATTCCAGACAACTTGCCGTACATTGCGTTAAGCATACCTGCTTTAGTTCTAGGCTCTTGCTTGGTGTTGTCGCCCTTACGAGCTTTAGCTTTTTTAACACCATCGTCTGCTTTATCGACCGACGCTACAGAGAGTGCCTCAGCGTTCTTAGTGTCTAACTCTTCCTCGATTTGGTTGTCCGCATCAGGAAGTTCGACATTCATGTCATTGGACATAAAGTTTACTCCTTTCTAGTTTGATTTGAGCAACGAGAGGAAATTTTTAAACTCACGAACCTGAGTCTCATAGAGATCAGCGCGTGGAGCTCTTCTAATTTCAGTCTCCATTTCTTCAATGACTTGTTGACAGATAACGCCATTATTCCAGACCCACTCAACACCTTCCATAATTCCATTAACGAAAGCTGTTGGTGCCGATGGATCTTGTACGATATCAACCGTGTTAAGAATGAAATCATCCTTCACGTACATCGTGCCGTTTCTGTTCTCAAGACTACCCATACCACGAGTTGAAACACCTAGTTTGACTCCCCCATCAAGAAGACCTTTAACAATCTTACCATTAGGAGTATCAAGTATAGATGCTTTTCCAACCACATCATTACCTTCGAACCGAAGATCAGTGATGAGGTGTGAAACTTTGTCAAGATTCACAGTCGGGCCTTCAGGGTGGTTTAATTCCCCAACTGCTCTTTTCTGTGACACTTGTTCTTTGACGTACTTATTTACAGCCTTTTCCATAATTGCTTTAGGATAAATACGACCATTTCTATTCTTTGCTTCTGCTTGAGCGAATATGCCCTCAATCATATAAGATTTCTCACCATCGCCTTTGGCTTCGATGATAGTTTCCATATCTTGCTCAATGTACTCTGCAATTAACTTCATCTACATTTCCTTGGCAAATTGTACACCCATCTTCTCTGCTTCTTTCTGAGAACGATAAGTGTCTAGTTTTTCACCGTCGATATACACGGTGAACCCTTTAATGTCTTTATGCACCATTACACGCGTTTTTTCTACTTTTTTACTGAAAACATGCTCGCCTGCTGGCATTTTCTTTTTGATTGCTTCTTTTAGAAATTTAAATGTTTTCATAGCAAATATTTATAAGATCTTTATTTTTAGACTTGATCGTCGGTATCAACGGCTGCGATTTCTTCTGCTTCTTCTTCATCGCCGTTATACATTTGTCCTGCAATGCGCGCCCGAGCCTGATCTAATTGATCGCCGATCTTGTCATCTAAAGCATTTTTGAACATATCTTCAGCTGTATTATAATCTTTTTTATTAATAGCGTGAATCAAATCAATAATATTAGCGTCTGGGTTTAACTCAGGCACTTCCATATCCACTTCACTCATCTGTCTATCTAACTCTGTTTCTACTTCACTCATGTGTTATATCCTTGCAATATATGATGTTTTCTTCAAGTTATCTTTCAGTTTTCTTCCCGCCGATCCTGCAATGGTATGGTCTGAAAGTAATTCATCCCAAACCTTATCTGCAGCTGCATTAGAGATGGCAGTAATGTCTCCATCTGAAATGTTAACTCCAAGCGCCTCTACTGTAATCAATTCAACAATGTTGGATCTAACCAACGATATTGAAACACCGTTCGCAAAACGCGCGGGTGTTTCACCGGCTTCTCTAGTATATAGGTTACCTGTTATAGTCAATGTGTAGGACGCTCCACTAGAAGCAGGTTGTATTCTCCAACCGTTCTCTAAGAAGTAGGTAGTACCTAGATCCTGACTAGCAGTAATCGGGTCACCACCAACAGCAGTAAATGCCTTTGCCCACACGATAGGGGTTGGTGCTTCCGTAGATGCGAACACCCATTCTTTCCATGCAGAGTACAAGTCAATCTTTGTATCTAAATCCCTGACACCTTCTGCAACATAAATGGTTCTGGTCGCACCGTCAAATGCTACCTTTTGATTTGGATAACCACCTTCATCTGCTGGTAGCCAGTTCCACCAAGAACCATAGTTGAATATTAAACTAGGCATTACTGTTGTTTGATCTCTTTCCACTCGACAACAAACATCGTTCGTGGATCTTGATACGCAGGTATCTGTTCGTGTGCGTAGAAACTTACGATATAATCAGGTCCAATATATCCATAGATTTCTGCATCAGTGCCTGTGTAAGTACCTGTACTCGTTACAGGAGTAGTCCAAGAAGCATCTGCATACAACACACCAGTATTTCTACCTGTAATGAATAAGTAAACGTCAGATGTAGAAAGTACCATACCTTCAAAACCATCAGACTTAGTAGTGCCGTCATTGTTTCTTACTTTGTATTGAC